CGGCGATCAGCTCGCGGATGGCGGCCGTGTTGTCGGCCAGGGCTTGCTCGAGACTCATGTGCTTCCTTTCGGTTTTAGCGGTTGATGAAGTTACATTGTAGCGGCTGCTACAGGGGCGGGCAAATTTTTAAAACGGCGCCGGCGGAAGGCTGGCGCGCTGCTCTTCGTCGTAGGCCCGCTTCTGAGCGGGCGTCCAGGGGATGGGCCCGCCGGGCGGCGGGAAGGGCCAGCTCATGGCCTCCACACCAGGATGTCGGCCAGCAGCACGACGACGACTGCCACCAGGGCGGCCACGCGCCAGGCGCGCTGGGCCCAGGTCATGCCTGGGGCGAAGAACTCGAAGAGGTCGTGTTTCATGATGGGGCTCCTTTCAGGCGCGGATGCCGCGGGCGGCGAAGAACTTGACGACGTTGGTGTTGTAGTCGCCGCCGGCCAGCAGGCCGCCGATGCTGCCAACGAACAGGCTGTCCCACTGCTCGGCGGGGGCGGCCTTCTCGACGTCGATGGTGTAGTTGGCGTTGTCACAGGCGCTGTCGATGATCAGGTCAATGGCCCTGCGGTTGTCGCGGCTCCGCAGCTTGGCGCAGTCGGCGAGGAGGGCGTCGTAGCGTTTGTTCATTTGATGCTCCTGGGTTTGTTTCTGTTTGGCGTTTGCCAGGCTGCATTGTAGCACCTGCTAAAACGCAGGCGCAAAGAAAACCCCACTAAAGCGTGGGGTTTTTGCCGCAGACACCAGATCAGAAGTGCAGCGTGGCCACCAGCACCCAGGTCACCAGCAGGCCGATGGCCGACACGGCGATCGCTCGGCGGATCTGCCGGCGCAGGTCGTTGAGTGGGTCATCCCAGATGCCCCCGTGCTCGACCAGGTACTGAATACGCTGCTTGATCTCTTCGTTCATCATGACTTGCCGCTCCGCCGGACAAGAGTTGAAAGTTTTTGAATGTAAGACTCGTCGACCTGGCCCGTGAGCTTCGCTCTGTCATAAGCCAGCTGCACGAGCGTCCCATACGTTTCGGGGTCCGGTCTGAGACCGGCGTCACGAAGTACGGTGGCCACCGCCCGCACGACCTCAGTTAATGCTTGGTCGTTGAGCTTGCCGGGCTGCCTTTCGTGCTCCTGGTCCATCCAGCCGAGCGTCAGGCCCAGCTTGCTTTCGATCTCGCGGGCCACCTTCTCGCTGACGTCGCGCCGGGGGTTGGGCCCCACCAGCTGCGCCAGGTACGAGCCATTGGCGTGGCCGAGCTTCTTGGCCAGGCTGGTCGGCCCGCCCCAGCTCTTGACCATTGCGCGCAGGTTCTCGCGCCGGACGTCATAGACGGTCTTCATGGCCGGGCAGGGTAGCAGGGTGTAGCTGCTTGCTGCAAGACCTGTACTGTTTGCTAAAATTTGCCACATGAAAACTATCACTTCGATGAAGGCATGGATGTCTGCGGCTACGGTCGAGGAGCAGGAAACCCTGGCCGAGCGCGTGGGCACGACCCGCGGGATGCTGTACCAGTACGCCGGCGGATACCGCACGGCCAGCGCTGAGCGGGCCGGTGCAATCGAGCGGGCCACCGCCGAGATGCACCGCGCCAGCAAGGGCCGGCTGCCCAAGATCTACCGCACCGACCTGAGCGAGGCCTGCCTGCACTGCGAGTATGCGCAGCGCTGTCTCAAGGGCCAGGCGGTGATCAGCGAGTTCCCGATCGTGGATGCTCGCCAGCTGGAGCTGACGCTGTGAGCTGGGTCTGGCTGGTGCTCGCCGGCTGGATAGGCTTTATCGCCGGCTACGTGCTGTGCGGCATCTTGTCGCTGTCCGATGACAGCAGGCTATGGACCGACAATGATGATTGAGTTCCTCGAGCCAGGCATGCGCGTGATGCTGCCCAGCGGCAACGTCGTCGTGCTGATCTACCGCGAGCGCACCGAGTGGCTGTGCCGGTACACGACCTACTCCCGGGCTCGCGGGGAGGTCGTCTTCTCGAGCGTGTGGCTGCGCAAGCACGGCATGCGCGTCTAGCCACGGCTTTACTGTCTGCTACAGTAACCCCTGCCAAACCAAAACTGTCCCGCTACGGGTGAGGGTTGTGGCCCGTGGACAGCGGGTACGGTTTGGCGACTTCACAACCCTCACCCGTGGCGCTTTTTTGAAAGTCGCCATGTCATGTCCGCTTACTACAACGAGGTTGACCCTTACGCAGCACAGTGGCTGCGCAACCTTATCGCCGAGGGTCACATCGCAGACGGTGTCGTCGACACCCGCAGCATCGAAGACGTCCATCCGATTGAGCTGCGAGAGTTCACCCAGTGTCATTTTTTCGCGGGCATCGGTGTCTGGTCCCGAGCTCTCCGCCTTGCTGGCTGGGCTGACACCCGACGAGTGTGGACAGGTAGCTGCCCTTGTCAGCCTTTCTCCGATGCAGGCAAAGGCGCTGGGTTTGCTGACGAGCGGCACCTCTGGCCAGCCTTCTACCACCTCATCGAAGAGTGCCGCCCTCCAGTCGTCTTTGGCGAGCAGGTTGCAAGCAAGGACGGCCTCGCTTGGCTCGACCTTGTACGCGCTGACCTGGAAGCTGCGGGCTACGCCGCTGGGGCCGCCGATCTGTGCGCTGCGGGCATCGGCGCGCCGCACATCCGACAGCGACTGTACTGGGTGGGTCACACCGACGACGCGCGACTGGAAGGACACGGGCGGCGACATCAAGCCGAGGGCGGACGGGTCGGAGCGGTTCGACCAGTTGCCGAGGCAAGCGAACCTAGCGGGCTGGCCGACAACAGGTGCGAAGGATGGAGACAAGTCGGTAAGGACACTGAGCGGTGCGGAAGCGGAAGCGGCCCGCAAGGGTTGGGGGAACGACCTGTGCACGGCGGCTCTATCCACGTTGGGCGGCCCGGCTCGGTTAACGGCCACTGGAGTAATGCTGACTGGCTGGCTTGCCGGGACGGCAAGTGGCGGCCAGTTGAACCCGGCGCATTCCCGCTGGCTCATGGGTCTCCCGGCCGAGTGGGACGTCTGCGCGCCTACGGCAATGCCATCGTCCCGCAAGTCGCGGCCGAGTTCATCGGTGCATGGCTCGACTGCCAACCTTGAGGAGTTGGCATGAGTAACGTGGCCCGCATCACTCCCCACCTTCGCAACGTCGAAGCGCCCGCGGCGATCCGCGATCTCGAGGCCTGGGTTATCTGGCGCTTCGAGGACAACCCAGGCGGGGGCAAGCCCCGCAAGGTTCCCTATTACGCCAACGGTGGCAAACGTCACGGTGAACAAGGCGGAACTCGAGACGTAGCAAACCTGGTCACATTCGACGCCGCCAAGGCTGCCGCTGTGCGTCGGGGTTTCGACGGTGTCGGTTTTGCGACGCTGTCCCAGTTCGGGATCTGCGCGCTCGACTTCGACGACTGCATCACCGACGGCCGCGTGCACCCAGACGTCGAGCAGCTGCTGGTCGACACCTATGCCGAGTTCAGCCCCAGCGGGCGAGGCGTGCGGCTCTTCTTCAAAGGGGATCTCGGCAACGGCAAAGCCCTGCGCGGCGGCGCCTACGGCATGGAGTGCTTCAGCTCTCGCGGCTTTGTGACCTTCACCGGCAACACGCTCGAGCTCACCGAGCTGTTGGGCAACACCGACGAGGTTGCTCAGCTCAACGACGACGTGCGCACGCTGCATGCGCAGCGCTTTGCCAGGACAGAGCACGCCGAGGCGCCGACCCACACCGAGCCCTCGGGCTTGACCGTCTCGCAGATACAGCAGTGCCTGGCCGCGCTCCCGCACGACCTGCACTACGACGACTGGCTGCAGGTCGGCATGGCCATTCACTGCGAGACCCAGGGCGAGGGCTTCGAGCTCTGGGATGAGTGGAGCCAGGCCAGCCCCAAGTACACGACCCGCGAGTTCAACGAGGAGCGCTGGCGCTCTTTCGGCAAGGGCTCGGGCGCCCAGGTCACCGGCCGCACGCTGGTCAAGATGGCCAACGATCACGGCGCACGCATCAGCCTGAACGCGCCGGCATCGGCCGATGAGTTCGAGGACCTGGTCGAGCAGGCGCTCGAGCGAGCCGACAGCGCCGGCCTGCGCTTCACATTCGAGCCGGTGCACGAGTTCTCGAGCGCAACCGCGCTGCCTTGGATCATCAAGGGCGTGCTGCCCCAGGCGGGGCTCGCGGTGGTCTACGGCGCCAGCGGCTCGGGCAAGTCCTTTGCAGTGCTCGACATGGCGCTGGCGATCGCACGGGGCCAGCCGTGGCGCGGCAAGCGCACCAAGCAGGGCAGGGTGGCCTACATCGCAGCCGAGGGCGCCGAGGGCTTTCGCAAGCGCCTGGCGGCCTACGCCCAGGCCCAGGGTGTCGACTTGTCGACGGTTCCCATGAGCGTGCTCAACGCGGCGCCCAACCTGATGGAGCTCAAGGACGCCAAGGACCTGGCCGCGGGCGTCATCGCCAGCGGTGGCGCCGAGGTGATCGTGGTCGACACGTTCGCCCAGACCACGCCAGGGGCCAACGAGAACGCCGGCGAGGACGTGGGCAAGGCCTTGGGCCATTGCAAGCGCCTGCACGAGCTCACGGGCGCCCTGGTGGTGCTCATCCACCACAGCGGCAAGGACGCCAGCAAGGGCGCCAGGGGCTGGTCTGGCCTGCGCGCCGCGGCCGACGCTGAGCTCGAGATCCTGCGCGAGGGCGAGCTCAGGTCAATCCGCCTGTCCAAGAACAAGGACGGCGAGGACGGCCTGCAGTGGGGCTTTGCGCTCGAGGTGGTGCAGCTGGGCGTCGACGAGGACCTGGACCCGGTCACCAGCTGCGTGGTGGTCGAGGCCGAGATACCGGTCGGCGGCGTGGCCGATCGCAAGCTGGGCAAAAACGAAAAGGTGGTCAACGAGGTGCTGCAGGAGATGGCCCAGGCGCAGACCGAGGGGATTGAAATCAAGCCGGTGCTCGAGGAGGCAGCGCGTCGCATGCGCGAGCGTGATGGCGTTGAAAAGGACCCCAAGGGCAACTACAAGAGCAACGCGCGACGCGCATTGCACAGGCTTTGCGATGGCGACGACGCCCCCTACTGGCTAGACCCCGAAACAAACACGATCGCGGTGATGTGACATGAGCGCGCAACAAATTGCGAATAGGCGTTTATTTGCACGTTTGCATGGCAGGAATGGAGGCACCCTTCAACCCTTCACGGGACCCTTCACGAAGGAAATGAAGGGTTTGCGAAGATCCCAAAACCACCCTTCAACCCTTCACACACCTATAGGGTGTGAAGGGTGAAGGGTAGGGATCGGGGGTGTGAAGGAAGGGTATGTGCAAAAAATTGCAAACAGGGACTGGAACTCTGAACGTGCATCAGATTGCAACTTTGTTAAGGGAAAGGCCTGGACATGCAGAAGCTGGTCGCATTGAACGAAAACGGGCGCCGCATTGGCGAGTCGCATCCGCGAGCCAAGTTGCTGGATCGCGAGGTTGATCAGGTGCTGGCTCTGCTTGAAGCCGGCTTCAGTTACGCGCAGGTCGCCGAGAAGATGGACGTCAGCAAGTCCTGCGTCGCGCACATCGCCACCGGCCGGCGCCGCGGTCAGGCCTTGGGACGACTGGTCCGTGTGTCCGTGTGATTGCAGCAGCAAGCTAAATTGCGGGCATGGCCATCAAACCCATCGACTGGAAACCTTTGTTCCTGGAGGCGCTGCGCAACGTGCCGGTGATACGTCACGCCTGTGAGGTCGCGGGGATCAACCGCTCGACCGCCTGGCGTGGTCGACAGGACGACGAGGGCTTTGCCCAGGCTTGGGACGAGGCGCTGGAGGAAGGCATCGACCGCGCCGAGCAGGAAGCCTTCAGGCGGGCTGTGGTGGGCTTCGACGAGCCCGTGCTCCACCAGGGCCGCCTGCAGTACGTGTACGAGCGCTACATCGACAACGATGGCAAAGAGCAGTACCGCCAGGTGCTGGACGCCAACGGCCAGCCCGTGCCGCTGACCGTCAAGAAGCACAGCGACTCGCTGCTGGCCCTGTACCTGAAGGGCCGGCGCAAGAAGGTCTATGCCGACCGCACCGAGCTCACCGGCGCCGATGGCGGCCCGGTGCAGCAGGTCGATGAGACGGCCAAGGCCGCCCGCGTGGCGCAGCTGATGGCGCTCGCTGCAGCGCGCAAAGAGCAGCAGGACGAGTTCGGGGATCTGGCTTGACCCCACAGCAGGCGCGCGACCTCGAGCGCTACCTCACGCCCGCCGAGCGCGAAGAGCTCGCCGCATTGATTGCCGGCGACCTGGCCGAGCGACCCTGGCGCCCGCTGCCTGGCCCGCAGACCTTGGCCTACCAATCGCAGGCCGACGTGATCGGGTTCGGTGGCGCGGCCGGCGGTGGCAAGACGGACCTGGCGATCGGCCTGGCGCTGACGCAGCACTACCGGGCGCAGATGTTTCGGCGCGAGGGCCCGCAGCTCAAGGGCATCATCGACCGCCTGCGTGAGATCGTCGACCCGCAGCTCGTGACCGGCAATCCGCCCGTCTACAACGACGGCGAGCGCCAGATCGAATTCAACTCCATGCCCAACCTGGGCGACGAGACCAAGTACCAGGGCCGGCCCAAGGACCTGCTGGTCATCGATGAGGCGGCCAACTTCCTCGAGCAGCAGGTGCGCTTCGTCAAGGGCTGGGTGCGAACCACCAGGCCCGGCCAGCGCACCCGCACGCTGCTGACCTTCAACCCACCGACCAGCGCCGAGGGCCGCTGGGTCGTCGACTTCTTCGGCCCCTGGCTCGACAAAAAGCACCACCTGTTCCCGACCGACCCGGGCGCACTGCGCTACGTGTACGTCGACCCCGAGACCGGCAAGAACGTGTGGATCGACAGCGACGACGGGCGCGCCTTCGTGCTCGTGGGTGGCCGCCGGGTGTACGAGTTCGACGCCGAGCGCTACCGGCCCGA